TCATGAGATAGCCCTCTTTACCATATCGATGAATTCCTCTCTCTGTTGATTAGTGATTTCCTCCAACCAGGGATTAGTTTCTTGAAACGACTTCCACTCATCATAAATTGAGTTTGCTTCCGGTTCGACTTCTGGAGGATCGATTGCGCTGATCAATATTCTGTTATCCTGCGTGACGATCTCCAAATTGCGATCATTAATCCAGTTCAATTCCTTTGCCTGGATCTGGTGAGACTTGTTCATGGCAGTTTCAAAATGAACCTCCTGAAACCAGCACCAGAATGTAAAACGAAGCACTTTTCCCGTCGATCTGGAGAAGAATGGTACCGCCTGCAGTATTTCAAACGATGCAATGTAAAATGAGGTAACGAATTCCTTTCCATCCATAATTCGACATTGAGCACCATCCTGAAGGAGTTTATTCATTCGATTCTGCAATTCTTCCTGAGCTTGAACAATCGTTTCTTTCAATTAACTTTCCTCACAATATTTTTAATCTGCCTGCCATCGGGTAATTTTGTCACACCGTGCTTCCGGAAAACGCTTATTACTTTTCGCTTTTCAGTTTCACTGTTCACAGTCACATATTGCAGATTATCCAGAAGTGTAACCTCGTTCTTAAGTATTGTTTCATCCGAACTTTTCCAATTGGCAATTGTCTTGTACTCGCTGATATTAACCCTACGGTGATTTCGGACATGATTACCTGTTACTTTACCGTAATTATCACCTTCATAAGTAATCGCATCCATGCGCCTCAGCAGTTGCGATTTGAAGTAAAATCCAGTTTCACCTCGTTCGTATTCCACACCGGGCAGCTTGCGAATACGGGTGAAGAAATAACTAGCGCCACCAGTTCCCATATCGGAGCTGGGACTCATACCGCCCACAGGAATACCGACTCGCATTTTCTCAACTGTTGAGACCATTGCTCCATTATGCTTCAGGATTTCATCGATCACTGAAGACACATCGCTGCCGTTGGTCAATCGGTGGAATAAGCCATAGTCGCCCAATTCCCGTTTCACCTGCTCATCAGAAATATCAAACCGGAGCTGATGCCGGTACCCAGCATCTTTCTTTTTCTTCCAGGCAGAAGACATGATGGAATATTTTCCTTGTGGATTGTATCCCGGTATTTGAGTCACATCTTTGACCCCTAACTTATCAGACCAGTATTGCCTGAGAGCTTTCACCTGTTCCGCTTTGGAAGCTTTTTGTGATTTCAAAGATTTTATCATTTTTTTCCAACCGGGCGTAGTATCTTCCTGCAGGATATAGGCTTGCTTCATTAAATACATATATTCAACTTCATCGGCAGATGAGAAGACTGCTTCGACTCCAAGACGTTCAAGCCCTTCGAGCAATCGTTCCGCTGATTCGGGAGTGCAATCTGCAAGAATGCGGATTTCGAGTTGTCCCTGGTGTGCATAATAATTCTCCTTTATCCACGGACGATATATACCCTCAACACCATCACCGAGGTCGATCTTGTATTCCAAACCTTTAGCCTTGAAACTGGAATGCAGTTTCCTCAGTGTCACATCCTCATCCATGACTTCGATTTTACCCTTGTGAACTGCTTTCTGATCTCCATAAACAGTCGTTCTTTTCACGGTTGGAATCTTATCGCCAGATGGTTTGATCGGCTTTTCTTTCTTCAGATACTGACTGAATGATCCGATCTTCTTGCGACCACCAGCAGAAACTGATGTCTCGATTTTATCAAGAGCTTTTAGATATTGCTTTGCCATAGCTTTCAAATCAGGATCACGTTTCTTCAGCAATTTTGACAATGAAGAGCGATGCGCTAAAGCAGAATCAATTGTAGATTTATTGAAAACATAGTCTCCTTTATCGATGTGATAATTCAGAGTTTTGACTGCAGCCAGGATATCATCGAAAAACATATCATCAACCAAAATATGCCCTGCAGATTGACCGATGGTGTCTCCGGGACCTGTTGAAAGATTTGCCAGCAGTTTCTTTTCCGCTTCTGGTCGGATCTTCATGCGCATTACCGTTCGCGTTTTACCTTTTACACTTTCGGTATATAGAAGCACATTCTGATCTTCGATATCATCCACATCAATCGGGAGTGATTTGCCCTGCCAACCAGATTCCTCAGCTTCATGGATCAGGATTTCTGCATCCTCTGGGATGCGCTTGAATCCTTTAACTGATTTCTCTGCAGGTGAGGATTTGGTGTCCACATCGAAACGGAAAACAGCCTTCTTGTCCTTTGATTTCTTCCGCAAAAGTTCAGTGTAGAATTCTTCAAAATCACGCTTCAAATTATTCTTCCGAAAAAGAGCATTCTCGTAAAACTGCTTCAATTTCAGCCGTTGTTTGCGGAATCTCCTTTCTGCGTAAGGCTTGAGAAATTCCAGATACGCATCATCTGTTATGGATTCTATTGAACTGATGCATTTGTAAGTTGCCTGCAAATTCATTTCAATCTTACCGTCACGCCATCCACGCATAATTGTATTGTAAAGTGGTTCACTCTCACCAAACTTGCGATTAGGATGGTAGTCAATCGACAGACGATCATCTCCGAAATATTTGAAAAGTTGACCCTTATCAATTCCCTTGATTTCACCGTTTTTCAGCCTGAGGAATTGTTTACCGTGGGCATCATGGTTGGAAATCAGCCAGTCGATGACATGCTCCCGTTGAATCTGCTCCAGATCATATGCAGACAGATTCTCAACCACCACATCTCTGAAATCGAAATCCTTTGCCAGATCGGTGCGCCATTTCTGAATCGATCCTTTGATTTTACCTCTGCCCGGAACATCCAGTTCGATGAATCGCACTTCAATTGCATCCGGATCGATCAGTCTGCCAATCCGGAATGCTACCTCATCACCATGAGCCCGAAATTCCTCTGAAACCGGTTTAAACAACCATCTGTCGCCCTGTTTATCCTGGAAGAAATACTTAGTATGTGCACCTTCAATATCCGCATGTCCCTGAAAAGTAAACGGTTTGCCTTTGACAAATGTCTCCCAGGCTGCATCAGAGTTGGTGAAATTCGCGGGATATGTTGGAATCTTATGTGGTTTTGCTGCAACAGGTGTGGAGACAGGTTTTGTTTTCTTTGCCTTCTTACCGTGTTTCTCAGCCCATTTCACCCATTTGATTTCAATGTTTTCTGTGGCAATTTTGATCTCAACCGGATTCTCCGAAGTCATTAGGGTAATCAGATCATCCTTCGATGCCCACTGGTAGTGGTAGAGTTTATTCTGTTTGGCGATGGTCTTCAAATCTTTGCCCTTCAGAACCTTCAAAGATTCGGAGAAGGAATTTCGGGCATAATCATATTGCTGTTTCAGTGCAGACCATTCCACATCAGGCATAATGGATTTGGCTTCCTTTAACGATTCTGATATCTTCTCGAGGTGGTTCAATGCGAGCTTGAATTCCTGCGGTTTCAATCCTGGAAGCTGCCCGAGGTGAAGAGACATCTTCTGCTTAAGAACTTTAATCTGTTTGATCGCGAGTTCCTTAGTCTTCTCCTGAATAGCATTCTTAGCCAGTTTCATTTTTAGAAGGGATATCAGCTCATCCTTCGACCTCAGCGCGCCAATTTTGTGTTTCTTGATAAACGTCTTAAGTTCCACACCTTTCAGAGATTCCAGATCGACATTCGGTTCGAGAGGTTTCAGGAGATGGATAAAATCCTTCTTGGTTCTGGCAATGGCTATACCGTTGTTCTGTGCAAGTTTCTGCAGTTGCTTGATTGTGAGTTTATCAAAATCACCTTGTGAAACTGCAGTCCCGACTTTAACTGCTTCACCTTGCTTCTTAGTAGCCATGTCTGCAATTTCAGATGGCACCAGAATGCAATCGAAATTCTTCTTCTTCGAGGCCGCCTGAATAGCAATCGCCCAGGCATAGAGCTGTGGGTTTGGATTATACAATCTCAATGTACCGGTACTCCCGCACGGCAGATTCTTGCACGGGCTGCAAAGGATGAACATCTACAATTAGGATGAATCATCGAAGGCATTTGATCTATCGGAAACTCTTTTCCATCTAGTGGACCGCACTCGGGGCAGGTGCGCTCATCACCGGCAGTTACCCAGACCACTCGTTTCACACCGATTTGACTATAGAGTTTATTCCGCCCCTGACCGTAAGCTCTTAAGGTTTCTGTACGCATAATCACCTCGACCCTTGTCTGCGCAGTTTTGAAAACTTTCTTACCCGCCAATCGAAATTCATTCGGATCGGTAATGACGCCACCAATCTTCTCACTGATTTTGGCAATCGAATCGCCACTGATAATTCCAACCGAAATCTGCTGTTTGATGTTATCCGCCAGTTCTCTGGTGACATTACCTAAGAGTTGTAGATCATAGTTTACCAGAAAATCCAGCGCCGATCGATCGGTCAAACTCATAACCTGTCCAGCCAATTTTACACGATCATCCTGGGATAGATTTTCATAATGCGGAAATTTAAGTTCACTGAATTCTCCGATACTGCCTGAGATGCCGTTCTGATAAGATTCCTTAACAGCATTACGCATGACCACAGTGTGGTTCTTCTTCAGGTCGCTGATAATCTCATCAATACCTTTCTGAATGCCACGCAACTGCTCACGTCTGATTTCATGTCCCTTCTTCAGGATCTGCTTATCACCAATCTCAGCCAGTTGGGATTTGATGTGCATCTCGGCTGTATGGAGTGATTTAAGCATAGTATTCACTTGGCGTTCGGTGTACAGATCCCGTGCATGAAGACTACGCAGGACAGCCTGTTGGATTAATTGCGCCTGATTCAATCCAGTATCTCCACAGATTCAGCTTTCAGAAATTGACGGCAGGCAGGTTGATCGAATCGGCGTTCTTCATCTCTTACCGAACATGAGTTGTTTTCAGCATCGAAAAAGCCACACTCATCACAGATTTTATCTTCATCAGCAGAAGCGTACATTCCCTCAGATTCTGCCTTTTCTTGCTTCTGCACCCGGTCAGTTTCTTTCAACTGATCGAGTCCCAGCATCTCCTGTGCTGTCTGTACCGACATCACGCCCATCTGCACCAGGGAGACAATATCCTTGATATCCCAGGACATATCAACTAGTGTTCCTTCTTTGGAACGGTTGGACTTTTCCACATCGGGATTCAAATCCATCTTGGTCTGGATAGTGTTTTTAGATATTAGATTGCGGTCGTACAACTCTATCAGTAGTTTCTTGACATCAATTTCATTGGTGAGGTCAACATCGGAGAATATGTATTGAATGTTCTTCTCAGAATATTCCTTTAATTCCTTCCAGTCATCGAATATCCAGTCGAGGATTTCACGGGCAACCTGCTTGATCTCCTTCAACATGATGACCATCTTCTGGAAGGCAATGGATGCGGTGGCAAAGTTAGGTCCATCACCGGTCACTAAAGATTTGGCGACACCGAGGGCGACGATGATATCCTCTTTGACTTCCTTGACTTTATCCTCGGTGTTCAGAACCTGTCCTTCGGTGCCATAAGTCTCAGCCCTGACATAGAAGGGAACCACCAGTCCGGATTTCAGATCCATCTTGTTAACCTGGTCGCGGATGGTCGAGATCATCTTCTGCGTCGGCATGATCACCTTATCGCCATATTTGCCACCGACAAGGATGAATCTCAGAGGTGTTGTCCATCTCTTGGCAATGGCACGCTGTGCCCTCCGATAGTCCCGGAGAAGTTCGATTGATTCAAATGCAGGAATTACCATTGAATTTCCACGAGCTGAAAACTGTGGGGCATTCCATTTCCGGTGTATCATTTGTTCGAGGGGAAGTTCAATTTCCTCGCTGATAGAGCTACCATCGGATTCTGGTTTCTGAACAGCCTTCATCAGTTCACCGTTTTCAAACTCGAAATCTACCGAGGAGGGATTAACGCAGATTAACTTAACGATATCGTTATGCTCACCCTTTGAAGCTTTACCACCCGAACCATAACGCTTGTAACCGATGCATTCACCCTTGACCAGCAACTGTAGAATCATATCCTTGATGAAGCGATTGACTTTAAGCGAGTTAAATAGTTGCGATCCCTCAGTTCTGACTTCATCATCATCGGAAGTGATCTTTACTTGGTCTCCAATCGCAAATGTACGCCAGGTATTGATGGTATTTGAGACTATAGGTTCTTCGCAAAAATATTCCCACGATTTTGTCGCACGTTCCTTCCAGTCTGAGGGAATACCTTTAATCTCATATTCTGAACTAAATACACCTGAGGAGATATTAGCAGCAGTTCCCATCAATTCAGAATCCACGATAATGGCATTTGCGATTTCGAAGTTTTCAATACCATTTTCTGGAGAAGAGGGCATTTTCGTTTCAGTCTTCATAAGATCACTCCGCTTTCAAATTTTGCAATTCCGTCAATCATAGAGAAAACAGACCGTTTCAGATTCCGGTCGCAGATCGAGATGGATGAAGGTTTTAGCAATGCCGATTCCATTGAATCCAAGTTTGCCTGCATTGCGAAGTATATCAACGCGCATATTACCATCTGAACATGCAATGTCAACCGCCAATCCTTTCAAATGCCAGGAATGCTGTTTGCCCCCAACCTCACGATTATGAGTTGTGCAACGTGCACCGGATGTGACCGGCAATGGTCTGTCAACCAATGCTCGCAGAGCCTCCAGGCGCGCCAGAAGTTCGGGAGCTACAGTCTTTTTACAACCACAACCGCAATCAACCTCTTTATCACTGAAATGTGTTCTTACAATCTTGTTTGTCATTTTGTCCTCTTAGAATATTGGATTTGTCGCCATGGGCGCGACGTAAACTTCTTCGTAATGCGGATCAAGTCCGTCTAATTTTTCAGTCTCTCTTCTCAGAAATGCACATCGGGTTGAATCCACGATGTGATCATTGCCCTTGGAATAAACTACCCGACCGTTGTGCAAGGTGTATGTATGTGTTGTAAACTCGTTTTCGATGTCGATATCATCGATCGGGAAAATGGCTTTCCGTTTGGCAAGTGCCCGATTGATAAGCGCTGTCATATATTCCTTCGTGCGTTTGCGAACCGGTTTGGTTTCATCATCGTAACCGATTACAGTTGCGCCTCCGAAATCGAATCCACGAACTTTAGTCTCAAAATCTTGCCCTCGGAATTTGTCCAGATTCTTCAAATCCTGAACCACGGAAAGTCCATTCCCACCGTTATCAATTCCGATTCCTCGCGGATTGTAATATCGATCTACCAGGGCAATAACCTCTGCCAGAGCGGGATAGGGAACGTGAGTTGCGTGCAATCGAAAAACCAAACGCATTGTTCCCAATTCCTCTTCCCGCCATACTGTGATTTCAGACGGATCGTTTGTGTATCCGGTATCCGCGCCAACCCAGTACAATCCATCCTCGGGTGCCAGGCACATCAACAGGTCCAGACGATCGCGGACATCATCTTCACTGTCGCAATCGGACAGCTCCTCACCCGGGATGCTGACAGCGCGGTATCCATCATAGTATTTCTGGCAGAGTTTGAACTGCTCGTGGTTGAAAGCCCCATACGATGGCCTGCCATGTTCACCCAAAACCTCATGTTGAAAGCCAGGAGTATCCCGACCGCCATAGAATTCACTTAATTCATTCTCCCGATCATCTGACCAGCTGGGATTGAGGGACGAAGGCCAATGAAAAATCTTCCACCGTTTTCTTTCTTTCGTGAGTCGATAGTATGTGGTGTCTCTCAGTCCATTCGGATTGGAATAAATCCTAAATTTCCCTCCGGCATTCAGACACTGTCTTACTGCACGCCAGGCTTGTTCCGGCAGCCATGCAGCCTCATCCACCCATACTCTGTCAACATGCAGTGACCTGAATGCTTTGCCATAGTCACCTCCAGGTCGAAAATGAACCACAGTTCCGGATACAAATTGTGCTTTGAAATATGGTTTCCGGGTGATAGTTGGACGTCCCGATTTATTGATTGCAATGGCAGACATTAGGTCAGGATTCTCACTGAGCTGAAATTCAAATTCATCGATCAGGGTATCCAAATGTCCTTGATGAGGAGCTGCAACTAATCCGCTGCCACCCATGGTTGTAAAGGCATAATGCAGAAGATCGGTAATGATACAGACCGACTTTCCCACATCACGCCCATCCTGATGTATGATGTTCTTCGAACGGCAACGGAGGTCTTCCTTTTGATGATCCCAGAACAATCGAGAACTGCCATCACGGTTGCTGAGAAACATCTCACCCCATTTGACCGGATCGGTCAGGATCTTCAGTAAAGCCTTTTCATCCTTTGCGGACAGTGTTGATAAATCTGTATTTGCTTTAATCATTTTCCAGCCGAGTTATTCGCATATACCTTGATTTATCCACAATTTCACTGCACTGTTGGGTTGTCAATTTTAAAGTCATTATTAATCCAAACAGGAGTCCACAGTGAAGAAAATGAAGAAAGAACAGTTCATTACTTGGGCAGAGTCTCAAGGGTGGAAACTTGACCGCTACGGTCATCTTAAGAAAGAAGCAAATGGGAAAACATACCGCTTCAAGCTGTCCAGAGTTGCCGTGCGTTATGAAGTAAAATCCAGATCTGGCTGGGTAAGAATTCGATCGGGATACTATTCGAAGCTCAGTATCTCGGGCGAAGGTAAACTTGTCGGACTGACCAGGTAAGGAGAAATCATGACACTCGAGAATGCAATCAAAAATTACATGGATCATCAGCTCGCCAACAGCAGATCGCCCCATACTATCGGTGCTCAACAACGCGACTTGAATTTGCTGCTCAACCATTTTGGAGATGACCACAATATCGAGACTATCACTCCCGTAGAAATCGACAGATTCTTTCTTTCCCAACCGGTTCAAACCCAATCCAACGGACAACCGAAACAAGCCTCTTCCATCAATCGAACCCGGGCATCCATCAAGGGATTCTTCAGATGGTTGACTGAGACCGGTTATATCGATCATAATCCGACTGCAGGCATCCAGATTAAGCACAAGAACCGGAAGCCTCCGGTATTTCTGACAGAGGACGAGAAACGAAATCTTTTGAAGACAATCCGGTCGCAAAAAGGCTGGCAGGCAAATCGAGATCTGGCTATTATCAATCTCTTCCTGCATACCGGAATAAGGCTGTCTGAACTGGTTAATCTGAATATCAACGATGTTAATCTTCTGGAGAAGCGAATTACCATTCAAGCCAAGGGGGGAGAGAAAGTAACTCGCTTCATTAACAGTAAATTGCGGTCGATCTTGAATAGATATCTGAAAGAACGGAAACAAATATTCGCAGAGACCCAAGCCCTTGTCCTCAGCCAGTTGCAAAAGAGAATTACAACCCGGCAGATCCAACGTCGTCTCGATCAATGGATAGCCAAAGCAGGCATTGATAAACGAATTACACCGCACAGTCTCAGGCACAGCTTCGCAACTGGCTTGTATGCCAGAACTTCGAATATCCTTGTCGTTCAGCAGGCACTCGGACATAGTTCGATTAGAACAACGATGATCTATTCTCACCTGATCGATGAGACCTTCGAAGATGCCCTCGAAACTCTGTAGGCAAGGGTTTGAGGGTATTTTTACCTCATCAATTCCCACCGGAAGATTTGAATACTTGTCCCCCGCGAATACACCATTTACACTTTGCCCTGCGGAGTGCCTTCGAGCTTTGAATTTTGACTTTTCCAAACAATCTGCAGAAACCGGATTGAAAACAGTCACATACCATCGGTTATGTGACCCTTTCACAAATCCCGATCTCGAGTTTATAAAGACTTGCGTCATCAGAATTTCAGTGTTATGTGACTCTTTATTTCGATTTTTCAGCATCTGCCTTGAATTGATATCCCCTTGAATCGACAATCTCACCGTTTCGACCGTGTGCCACGCAGGATTCTGGTCGATGAAACACTCCAGACTGCCTCCGATCTGCCCACACGGTGCACCTGTGCGTCCCATATGTGTCTTAAATCTCCTCAACGTCAACCTCCTCAATTTCAAATTCAGTGCCAGGTAAACTTCGGACTTCTTTTCCGGAATCCAGTTCTTTCTGTCTTTGTCTAGTCTTTTCGATTAGTTCCAAAGCCCACTGTGCCGGACTAGGCAGGTTGATGTCTGTTCCCTTCCTGGCATGTCTGGTTACCTTTAGTGCTTCCAGATGTCGGATCAAGGTCTTGGACAGAAAATCCACACTATTAGGTTGAGCGTCACCTTCGATAGCACGCTGCAGCCGGATGAACACCATCCCAGCAGTTACCGCGATAGCATAATCTGAAGAATCATTCATGTCAGGGATATCTTTCTTCAACCCATCCATGAACTGGTTAAACATCTTTTCCTCGCCCTTCTTCAGGAATCGATCCACAAAGCAACCATGAACCAGAGCATTCAGATTTTTCTTCGGGGCTCCACCGTGATTTTTCGGATTCGCGCCATGAACTCGACAAACATCGTAACCCTTCACTGCTGGTTGCTGACATCTTTTACCAGAGCGTTTTGCAGTCGCCTTACATCGTTTCTTAATATTTTTCAATGGCATAAGATTAGCATCCATTTTGAGGCTTGATTAATCCATTCAGCAGTAATGCGGGGGCTTGTTTTTGCCATCATTTCCACAATTTCAGTCTTTCGCATTTCGTTCCTCATATTCAAGATTAGGGAATTTCACAATTTCTCCCTCTGGTGGTATTGCAGATCCTTTGAAGGTCCGGATGTAAATAATGTCCTTTTCGATTCTTTCGATTATGTCCGTCTTATCCAGCATACAGATCAATCCGTACCATTTGCCGGCAACGAAATGACCACGATTCTGATAAAGAGATGCTTCTGACCAACCCTTGGACATTGCTTCGTCCCGGATAGAATCGATTATTTTAACCACATCAGGATCAATGGGAACGGTATATTCCCAATTACCGGTTTTCGGATACAGGTATGGAGTAGCTGATTTGGTTTCATGATCTTTATTATCCATCTTCTTCGGATTCGGTAAAGCTGCAGGAGGAGGATTGAAACCGTAATTTTCAGACAGTTTCTTGGCTGTTGCCACAGTTTCATCATCGATATTCTCATTGATCCATTCTTTGATCGGTTCATATCGTGTGATTAACGATTGGAACGCAATCTCACTCATCTTACCATTTTGTACAGCTTTCTCAGCTAACTTCATTCGATCTTCTATCCACAGGAAGTATTGGGCATCCAACTTCCGGTACGTGGTGCCTTCGATAACGATATCCCGTTTTTTAGCTTTTGACCTGGATAATTCAATTATCCTAAGATCGGTTGAGACAAAAGGAATTGATTGAATCTGTTCCATCTGAAAAAGTGATTGTTGTAGTATTGATTGCACTTGTCTAATCTCGTTTTTTGAATTACAATATGTTTCGCAGTTCAATGCAGCATGCAGATTTTGTCATCATTAAGTATCGCCTATGTATTTTATTTTTCGAATCAGCAAAATATTTTCCTTCGATTTGATGAAGATTTCTGTATTTCACTGTATTTACATGCTTTAAACTTGTTTTCATTAACATTCTTTCCGCCACAGGGGTATTAGGCTTACAACATCGATTGAAAATACTTACAACATTGTTTTGAAGTTGTAAGCCAAACTCGGTTTTTAAGTACCTTATTATCAAACGACTGAGATTTAGACTTACAACATTACAACTTGTTACAACTTTTTTTGTTACTCCACACATGCGTGTGCGCGTATGTGCGTGCGCGCGCGTGTGCGCACGTGCGTAAGATCCCAATTATAGTTGTAAGTAGTTGTAATGTTGTAAGTCATCACAGTTAAATAACTATTAATCAAAGTGTTGAAAATTTCAAAATACTTACAACATTGGATTCGATGTTGTAAGTTTTGATCCTGAAGTTGTAAGTATTTCAAAATGGCAGCTCCTCTTCAGGCTCTTGCGATTCTATGAATTCATCATTTAGATCGACGTATTCTCCCCTGTGGTCATCCTCTTCTTCGATTGTGGTCAGCTTATATCCATTATTGCGGGGTGAACCAGAATTATTCTGAACATACGCATTTGCCTCAATCATATATTTGCCTTTTACACTGTCACGGGCACTTTTCAATGCTCTTCCCAGGAGTGAAACCTGAGACCTTTCATTGCCATCACGACGAATGGTTAACATTAACTCCTGGTTCTCACATAATTCATTTAATTGTTTTGCCTGAACAGCACTATCACCGAATTCCACCCACCAGGCATTAACGAAATCATGCCACATTTTCATTTCTTGATCGGCTTGCTCGAAGAATTCATTGCGGTTGACTAAGAAATCTTTGATTCCGGCATTCTCCAGGATACCTCCGATGATTCTTGACCAGCGTTCGAAAGAACCATATTCCTTACCGGAAAATGGCATCCCTGCATTTATCCAGGCTTGAGCTAGGGTCAATGCCGCTGTGACTAACTGTTTACGATTCTGCCTCACCCATTGCTTGATCGGATGATGCTTGAATTTGCGGGGGTCACGATCGCGTGGACGTTCTATTTTTGGATCAATACGAATGCGCACCATGCGGTCTGCAAGCTCGCTGGAAACTTCCATATTGTTACCGGTCATGACCCAGATTGCGTTGTTTACTACTGTGATGTCAGAATTTCTGCCAAGTTCCCTGTCACCCCAGACACGAGCTGTAAGAATAGCGGCTAATGCAGGAGAATGAAGTTTTCGTCGAGTATCAGCATTATCAAAGGCAATAATGGGACGACCCTTCAGCAATTCTGATGATACTCTTTTACGTAATTCCTCTTCCTGGTAGGTGAATACCTGAATCACAACCTCTTCACCAGAACAAAGAAGGGATAGCAAACTGGATAATAATCCTTTACCACTACCGGGTGTGGGTGCTTCGAACAACTGCAGGGGAGTAACATCATCGATCATACTCCTCACAAACGGTAAAATGAAGGCACCGATACAGTTGGCTCTGTCCGCTTGACTAACGAATGGAAAATCTACCAGGAGATCGTCCATGAAGAGGGAGACTGCAGACTCCACTTCCTGTGGTGTGGGATTCTCAGGCACACTGATATTTTCCAGATCCGAACTTAATTTTAGCCACACTTTCAGATCCTGGTAGTAACCTTCCTTTTGGATCAATTGACCGTCCTTGCTGAAGAACGGGACTGTTTCCAGCAACTCTAATTGTGGAATTTTTATGTTCGGATCGCTGATCAGGGAAGCCACAATCTCTCGAGGTGGTCTCGCAGGTTTGATAAATTCTTTCGTTTCCACCACCCAATCTGCATGATTAAATAGAAATGTGGTTACTGAATCCTTTGATAACAATTCTATGGTTTCAGGTGTCATATCTTGCCTGATACGCACCAGTTGTCCATGTCGCAGGTAGATTATGGGACATTTGGCAGCCTTATTAACCTGGTGGACAAGATCCCAGGTGTCAGACATGATCTCCTTCAATTGACGATTAACTACAATTACAGGATTTATACTGTTCTGTGAAACTCCAAATCCATCTATGCCCCTCTTTTTATCCTTACAAACGTTATCAATTGTTCTTTCACCATAGGTAAAGGGAGGATCGGAAAAGTGCTTCTCATCCCATTTAGAGCGCATTAGTTTTGATTGACGAAACAACTTGTCCATCCGGGCTGAATTGTAGTTAGTCCACCATCCCAGTTCATTGCACAAGGCCATATCTGCAGCAGAATTGTCGTTCTTATATTCCGAGATATCTCCCTCAAAAAGCTTGCGAATCTTTTTGCCCTTTACCGATGCGAACATTTTCTCAATAAGTTCTGCATCCGTGAGCTTATCACTGGGAGCTTTCGAATATTTTCTATTGCTGGTATTGGTTTTTCTTCGCACAGGAATTACAATGTGATCAGTTAAATCCTCAAAATCTTCAGGAATGTACCGTTTATTATCGTCAAGTTTTGTTAGCCTGACTGGGACAGGATTTTTCTTGTTCTTGTTGTTTAATGTCCCTGGAACACGCAATACGCGAGATAAATCCGGAACACTGTCTAGCGAGCAATTGAGTTGACCTGCGACTTCTTTCAAATACTGACTCCAGGCTTTCGATAGATGGATAGCAGCTCGGCGTTCTTTATCGTCGTCGAATATCCATAGCTCCTTAAACAGCCACCAGATATGCAGACCATGTCCGCTATCAACAATAACTGTGGAAGGTGGTAGTTTTTCCAGAATCTTGTGCGCTGTCTGCTGATCAGGAATTTTACCGGGCTCAATATCGAAATCCGCCCATAGTCCCGGGATTCCACTGATCTTCTTGATTGGACATCGTTTATATGCACCACCACGGATTCTGCGCAAACTTCGCACATGGGAGGCAGGAACTAAACCACAACCTACATAGAGATCTCGAGGACGCGAATTTGGATCAGAGAATTTAATCTGTTCAACATTATCAATCCAGATGGTTGGTTTTCGTTTTTGCCATAAGAGCATCCTCGTATCTTCCGGCATATCCTCAAACAATGCTCTAATAAATTGAAGGGCTTCGTTTGAATCCACTGGGTACTTTTCAATTTCCACTGGATTATTCCCCATTAGAACACCCGTGAGCATTATTATTGCCCAATATCGACAAGAATGTCCTCCTGCGATCTAACCGCTTCTTCTGAGCACAATTTTTTAGTCCCCAATTATCACCAATGATAACAGCACTCTCCTGTGACCTGGTAACTGCCGTATAAAACAGATTCTGGGTATGCATGAAAGAATGTGATTTGTGAATTATGGTTATTACACAGGGAAATTCGCTTCCTTGCGTTTTGTGAATTGTTAATGAGTATGCAAGAGATATTTCCCTCATCTCCTGTGATCCGCGCTCAATTTTTATTAGCTTAGAATCAAACCTGACGAAAAGATTGCCATCCTTGTCGATACTTTCAACCCTCCCCAAAGTGCCATTCATAACATTTTTTTCGTAATTATTTCTGGTTTGAATGATCCGATCGTTCGGATAAAATTTGGGGCGAAAACCCGGTCTGGGAGGTGGAACATTCACATTGAATAATTTCTTCTGAATTATGCGTTGCAGAATTATGTTGAGTTCATTGACGCCCAGGGGGCCTTTTTTGGTGGGAGACAAAAGTTGAACATCATTCTGCAGATCAAAACCCATTCGTTCTTCAATTACCGTTTCATAGAGTTCCACAATGAAACGTTGTATGTCTTGGGCATTTTTGAATTGATCGACTAAATACCAGGATCGACGTCCATTTTTTCGTTCAGGATCGGTTTTTCTGACTTCACCTTGAAGTATAGCTGTACTGTTTCTCTTCAGAACACCTGCCTGACGGACAACTTTATTTAATTTCACACAAGGCAGAAGACTGGTATCTATTACATCCTGCAGGATATTTCCGGGGCCAATGGGAGGCAATTGATTGTGATCTCCCACAATTATGACAGTAGTTCTATTCAAATCTATATATTCGAATAGTTTAGAAGCCAAATGAATATTAACCATTGAAAACTCATCTAAAATGATAAGATCAGCATTAATAACATCTTCGATCAAATATTCCATGCCATTGTATTTAAGAAGCCTATGAATAGTGTAAGCTGGGATGCCTACCGTCTCCTGCATCCGCATGGCTGCCTTGCCGGTCGGTGCTGCCAATATCACTTTTTTACCCAGGATACGGTAAATATCGGTTATTGCTTTTGTAGTGTAGGTTTTTCCACTCCCCGCACCACCGGTTATTATGGTCATACCGTTTGTTAAAGATGAACGAACAGCCATTTGTTGATCAGCATTGAGAGTGGGAGCATGTTGCGAGATCAGGGAATCAATGTTGTATTTTGAAGTGCCAGAGACATCCCGTTTTAAAGCACGACAGAACTTTTGGTACAGTCCAGTCTCTTTTTGATAAATATTCGGACGTGCTATCAGGAAAATCCCACAGTGTGAAGTGCAGGATAAAGATTCCGATTCTATTAATTTATCCAGTTCCTTTTCAATCAACTCCCGGCTATTTAGACTATCCATCACTAACAAGCGATTAGCTGAGGTGATCAGTTCTTCCATTTCAGTCCAGCAATTTCCGAGATCCACCTGCTCATCAATACAACTTCTGATTCCCGCCTCAATACGGTGTGTATCCTCTTTCGGTATCCCCATTTTTAGAGCAATGGTATCAACCTTTCGAAAACCATATCCCTGTAAATTTTGTATCAATACATAGGGATTGGTCTTCATTATTGAGATTACAGAGTTACCAAATTTTTCAACTAAGGTTGAAATCTGTTTAAACGTCAGACCAAAGGCAGACAACCAGGTTAAAGCGCTATTCAGAGTTTTGGTATGTTGCCACTCTGCTTGAAATTTCAGAATGATATCAAGTTTCACTTTAGCGTGCTTAGCCAACAATTCAGGATGCTTCAGGAGAACTTTCTCAAAATGTTGACCAAACTTATTACTAATTATTTTCGCTTTAACTGGTCCGATACCTTTAATCCGAGGATTGTTAGCCAGGTAAAGCTCTAAACCTTCATTGTTAATGGGCAACTCAAACTCAAAGGAAACTGTATGGAATTGATTCCCATATTTAAGATGATTCTCCCAGTACCCATTGAGCTTAACCATGTCACCCTCAGCAACCATAATTGAACCAGCAAAGGGGATGCTCTCACCATCCTGGGCTACTATCCTGCCTGCTGAAAAGCCAGCACTGGAATAGTAAAGAGTGGTTACTCGACCGCTGACAGTCTTGAGATTTTTCTCACTTGAATCGCTATTTATTTTTTTTGACTTCAAGTTGTTAGTTTCCGGTAAACACGTTTTAGAAATTTTTCTGTGAAAGCCAACGCTATCTGCCTGTCACTGCAGAAATACACCGGTACTCCGTAATCGACAATTATCGAGAGTGCTGATCCAAATACTGACCTTGGATCAGCAGCACTCCTGTAAAGATGATTAAGGATGTCAGACAAAGATGCTTCAACGACAACACACCGGAATGACATCTCAGATAATCTGATTATTTCCCGGATAAACCTGGCACGCTGATGGCTGACACTCTGCACAAAATCATTGATGTCCTTTCGTTCAACAGCTACCTCGCTTTCAAAATGAAGCAGCGAATAATCACCTGTAGTGAGTGATTTCTTGACTACATCAACATCATCATTAAAGCAGTAAGGAAGCTGCTCACGAGTATCCGTCACGATCGTCATTTTGGGCATCTTTAAAACGGTGTCTTAGCTTCTGAGGATGTCTGTTTATAATTATCCTCCTTGGTTCCCAGAAGGCGATTGAAGAATATGTTGCTATTCTCATTTTTGACTTTGAGTGTGATCTCAAGCCGTAAATCAAGCAGGTCATCCAGGTGATTCTTCAACTCTGAAAGTTTTATTGATCCCAGACCACAAAGGCTCAAGTCCTTTTTCAAAAATCCCAGTGTATGAGGAAGTATCACACTGTTCTTCCAAAGGAATCTATCTCTGTAGGCTGAACTGATGATCCGTAAAGTCCATACCAGCATTGGATTACCGGATGATTCTGCATATTTCAGTTCAACTTTGTCAACTACAGTTTGGTATTTTCCAGCTGGAATGGTCTCATAATCCAGATTTTCAACTTCAGTTTCATCGAAATCGCTATCGAGATGAGACAGATCAACTCTTTCTTCTGTCATTTTGTATTACTCCTATTGGTTGTTGTGGTGGATTTTTTCGAATTATCAGCAGATACCGCAATTTTGTAGGCTGCCAGGAACTTGTGGTAATCAAGATCGATGGTCTCCGGCAGCTTCCCGGTTCGATCTCCAGCTACGATTCGCTGTGATGGTTTGGTGCGAATAATTCTTTTTTCAATAATGGCATCCTGACTCTGTACCTCATCTTCGCTGTCAAAATAGAGAACAAAATCACACATGCCTGTGACCATTCGTCCAACCTTATCCGAGAGACTGGGACCATACTTAACAATCTTACCAGTTCTGGTTTCTATTTCCCGTTCCTGAGTGTGCGAGATCAAGAATAATCCATAAGGCATTAAGGAAAGTTTGTTCAATACTCGGTAAAACTCATTATTTATCAAACCAAATCCTTTGCCATACGGCAGATCACTGGGATGCTTGATTCCGTGCTTCTCGCAGATATACTCACTGCACATCAGAAACGCGTTGTCGACGGTATCCAAGACGATGGTTTGGAAATTATGTTTTGCTTTGTTGATCTCAGCACAAGCTTCTAAAAGATCATCCCAAGATCCAATAGGAATCTGAAATGCTGTAAGATGATTCAGCCCAGCCTCTGTGGCTAGAAATAGTGAATTAGGAGCATTTGAGCAGAATTCACTCTTGCCGATCTTCGCGTTCCCATGAATCAGGATAGTCTGATCCGAAAGGTCCACTTGCGGTTGTGTTTTCTCTTTTGGTAGATTCATTTATTACCTCGTTAAAAAATGGATTCAGGTTCTGACTCCTCCAATTCCTCATTTGGTGGAGTAACTTTATAGAAATTCTCTTTGACATTGGGATTGCCATTGCTGCGACAGAGAGGCCAGTACATACAGGGCTGATTGCCAAATTTGAAACAGTTGTCCCAATTGGGAGTCCAGAGTTTCTCTCTTTTTGCTGCTAAGATGATCTGAGTGATATCCCAGAGTTCGGATGATACACGCAGAGCATCATCATCCGACAGGTAGAGGATCTCCCGGTGGAACATCTCAGTATCATTGTACTTTTCTATCAGCCTATCTCTGAATGCTTCATCAGATTCCGGCATTTTTCGCTTCGCAGATGTTTTCCCAGTTTTAGATTTCCTGATAAGCTCAGCTCGTCTTATCTTGTATTGCTCTTCAGTTTCACCTTCAGATTGTTTGAGAACCGCCTTTCGAGTTACAGAGTATATGACACCTGTAATCTTCCTTTTCAAGAAGCGAGATAATGCCATCGCATATAGATTGATCTGGAAATCAGAGGGGAGACGTTCGATATAATCACCGGAGATTTGAGCTGCAGATTTATGTTCAAGAATGAATAATTCACCGGTTTCTTTGAGTTGTACAAGTCCGTCTACTTTCCCACGAAGCTCAAACGTGCGGCTTGACCTTGCTGTGGCTGGATTGATAATCGGAATAGCAAATTCCATTTCCACACCCAGGACTTTGAAATCATCCTGTGGATATTGTTTGATGTAACCTTGAAACATTGAGTGGCAAAGATGCCAATCGCGTTTCTGTCGATTGTTGGTCTGTCGATCTGGGAAACTGTGGTCAATAACTCGAGTGGCATTAATGATCTTATCGTTTCTCGCACCGGTACCATACCATATTTCTAACACGTTATGCCATACCGACCCCAAGTATAGATTACCATCCTCAGAAAGGGGAGTGAGGTGTTGATGCATTCTCAAATCATATTTGTATCTGCAACCCTGAAAGAGTTTGATCGCTGAGTAGGTTAAAATCTCTTTAT